TTCGCCATGTCCAGACTGATGATCTGTTAGATACTCTTTACGTACCCATACCTCAACCGAGGGGAGGTTACAAATTAACGCACTCATGTCCAAGTTTGTTCTATCTTAGAGTATCTATACAACAATTCTTCATCTTTTTTAATATCTTTGATTGTAATATAATATTCGTTATCGTCAATTCCTACATTGGGATCATCAGAGTGATTAACATAGTATGCTTGATATATTCTATCAAGATCACAATCAATCCAAAATC